ATCTAAAGAACCTGGCCCCTCCCGCAAAGAGGGGTTGGCGACAGATGATTTACAGAGACGCCGCCTGCTCAGCGAAGCAGCGGTCATAAAAACCATGTTCGACCCAACAAAATAAATAAAAAATCGGAGGTAAAAATGTCTACTTTATATGATCTCAAACTGAATTTGAGCACTATTGGGGAAGCTTTGAAGGCCAAAGCTGATGAAATTCACGCCAAAGCCGTCGATCCGAGCGCCGATATCAAGGAAATCGAGGCCCTGGAAGAGGAAAAAAAGAACCTGGAGAAACGCTTCAACATCGTCAAGGCCGAGGTCGAGCGGATGGAAAAAGAAGCCGCTGACAAACTGCGCGGGCCGCAGGGACTGGCCGCAATAGCTGATGACAAACAGCGCCTGATTGCTGCGAAAGCCGCCTTCTACCGCTCCGCACTCCTGAAACAGCCTATTCCCAAAGAAGCAGCCAGTCTGCTGGGGGCTCAGAACGGTACTATGGTTGCACTCCCGGCGGGTGGAGACACCGGCGGGGAGAATCTCCTGCCGGTCAACATGACCAACGAACTGATTCATGAGCCGTGGGTTAGAAATCCTCTCCGCCAGATTCAGACCGTCACCAATGTCAACGGACTGATCGTGCCGAAGATTGCCTTCTCTCTCAACAGTCCCAATTTCGTGGGCGATGCTGACACAGCCAAAGAACTGTCAGCAACCGGCAGCAAGGTCACCTTTGGCCGGTTCATGAGCAAGGTCTTCTGCAAAGTCTCAGACACCGTGGTCTACGGAAGTGACACCAACCTCGTGGAGACCATCGAGAATGCCCTCCGCTCCGGTCTGGCAGCCAAAGAAAAACTGGTCACCTTTGTAGCGGACGAGTCCGCTGAATCCGGCTGCAATCACATGACCTTCTACGAAAAATCCAGCGGGAACCTCGTCCTGACCGAGTCCGAAGGTGCCGACCTGTACGAGGCCATCACCAACGCCATCGCCGACCTGCATGAGGACTACAGGGAGAATGCCACGGTCGTGATGAAATACGCTGATTACGTCTCCATCCTGAAGGCCCTGTCGAACAGCAGCCGTGACCTGTTCTCTGCACCTCCTGAGAGGGTGATCGGCAAACCTGTTGTGTTCTGTGACAGCGCAACCACCCCGGTTGTCGGCGACTTCCGGTACCTGCACCTGAACTATGAAAACCCCGTGGTCTTCGATACTGACAAGGATGTCACTGCCGGTGACTTCGTCTTTGTCCTGACCGCCTGGTTTGATCAGTACAGGCTGCTCAACAGCGCCTTCCGGCTGACCAAGGTGGTAGAAGGAGCACAGTAGGAGGCTAGATTATGCTTGAGCAAGTCAAGCGATACCTCAGAATTGATGGGAGTGAGCAGGACATCCTGCTCACATCCCTTGTAACAGCAGCCAAGCAGTACCTGGCTAATGCCGGTATCCCCGATACCTGTGAACAGCAGGAGCTCTACACTCTGGCCGTGTCGTTATATGTCGGGCAGATGTATGACGGCGTGGAGAATAAGGCGCTGGATAGAGCCATGACTGCAATTATCCTGCAGCTCAAAAATGGAGGTGCAAGTTGAAATACACAGTGAAATACCCGTTTCGAGATCGTGACGGAATCGAGCGCAAGCGTGGCGACATCATGGAAATAAATGATCCGGCACGGGCTTTAAAACTCCAGCAAAAAGGACTTATCGGCAAGGCTCATAAAGAGCCTGAAAGGCCTGAACCGGAGAAAATAGAGCCCGAACAGCCGGAAAACCCTATTGCTGAGACCGTCACTAAGGCAAAGCGGGGAAAATCACCAAAAGGTGGTGATAAAGATGCCTAAATCATTTGCAGAAATAAGGGCTGAAAAGTCCAATTATCCCGTACTCAAGGAAGTCATTGAATGGGACGGGTTAGCTGAAAGCGCAAAAGTTGAAGTCCCGGCCATCGGCGGGCACTGCCTGATTGCCGTAGAGAACGGCAGCGACCAGGCTTTGACGCTCACTTTCGAGCACCGTACTTACTATGAGGAATTCAACGCATCCGCTCAACTCACTACAGACGGAACCGATACCATCGAAATCAGCATTGATGAACCCGGCCCGGGCGGGAATGATTACTCTATCGGCGTTGCTCTTGGGACTTATGTCGATGAGGATATCCCGCTTTCCGCTGCCCTCGATCCTGACACCAAGAAGATCACCGTCACACTGGCCACCGGGTCAACCGGCGGCATCGATGCGGAGAACACGGCTGATGATGTAGCGGCGGTACTCAACGAAATACCCGGCATAACGGCTACAGTAGACGGAGACGGGGAAGATGTTGTAGCCGTAACAGTTAGCGACGTATCGTTTGAGGGCGGCTATGCCGAATCCCTGGTGCCGATCTACGGACTGAATGACCAAGAGCTTGAACTGACCGTAGCAGCAGAAAAAAGCAGGGCGTTTGAGCCTCTAGACTATTTCCCCCGCTTCCTGGGTGGAGTAATTACGCTAACTGCTGCAGAAGCTCCTACTGACAAAAAGGTCACTACCGTTTACATTCGAGAAGTGTGATTAACGCTTGCCGGGGCTTTCCCCTGTCCCTCCTTGCAGGGTTTTCAACCGGCAGGCTTCTCCCC